GTTAAATTCAGTAATTCCACTGTTAATTTTTTTAACATCATTTTCAAGTTCAACTAAAGTATTTGTTGCTGGTGCTGAACTAGCATCAACTTCTGTGGTTGGGTATAAAATGTATGAAAATACTTGTCCATTACTTTGTTGGTATCCATCAGTTCCTGTATTAGGGATTGCATTATATGTTATTGTGTTAATTCTTCCAATATATCCAATATAACTTTGTTGTACCGCAACCATACTATTTGTGATATTAGTTACCGCACTTTGAAATGAACTTCTTTTATTTTTAACAAAATTTGAATAGTTTTCTTTAACTTGTCTTATAAGTTTATTTGAAAACCTTTTAGATTTATCTGAAATAAATTGAATGAACGCCTCATCATCATTCTTAATATCTTTAACAAGTTGACCAAATATCTCATCAGTTCTTTTTTCTAAATTGTAAGACTTACCAAACAGAGTAGTTCCTGAAGTTTTTGTAATTAAAAAATTACCCTCAGTATATACTCGTTCCATCATCCATTGTTGACGAACGGCATTATTATATTGGTTAACCGTTTCTCTATTTTTATTAACAACATTTGTAAAATATGATTGAGTTTCGGCAACAACTTTATCCATAAAAGTACTATAGTTAATTGTACCTGTTTGACCTGTCTGACTAACAATATTACTTGTTACATCACCAATTGGTTTGTCATTACTTTGACCATTATTTGGTGTTGTTTGATTAAGTGTTGGGGGAGCAACATTACTTGGTGCTAATTTTAAAAATTCAGCATCAATAACTTTATAACTTAAATCAGTAGAATCAGCTCTATCGTCATAGATTTCTGTGTTGGCGTAATAATTAAATGTTAATGCGTTTTGCAATTTATCAACGGATTCTTTTAATCCGCTACCACCTACGAAGTTAAACCCTAATGTAATGTTTGCAATCATAGGTTGAACACCAATACCTTCAGGGTTTATATCCAAATTTTCATACTGAATACCCAAACTTGTTGGGATTATTTTTGTGTTATAAAAATCACCAACTCTTAATATTAAAACAGGTGGTGCACCAAACGAAGTATTTGTTGCGTCATTATAAACAGGTGTTGCTGCACCATTAATAGTTTTGATTGTTGGTATTGTATCACCAGGTCTCATACATTGTTGTAAAAATGTTAACCTTGAGTTAAGTCCTTCGGGTGTAATTGAGTGAAATGCTGGTTGGAAGAATTTTAATTTATCTCTAAGATTATCATAAACCATAGGAGTTTCTTCTTTAATTGTCTCAAAATAATCACATTCAGAAAGTAATGAACGTAAAACTCTTTTACTTATATTGTCTTTATCAATATACTTAGGTTCAATCGGAGGAGTTGTAACTGCCTTTGGAACATCATTAGGAACATTTTCTGTTGTTTCTTTTGCGGGAGGTACCACTTTAGGTGCCTTTAATGTTGATTGTATGTTAGAGATATACGCTCTCCTACAAGCCATTGCCCTTGTTGTATAAACTTCTTTATTTTGAACAGTACTGTTACTATTTCTGCCATCATTATCACCACAAGAAACACTACTTCCTGGTACAAAAGTTTTAGTTTTCTCATCAAATTTCATTACTTGGGTATTCTCACCACGACCTTCACCAATTTTAACAATTAAATTTGTTCCAACATATTTTGTCATTCTACTATTACCTGTAATGAATATTGCAGCAGAATTAATTCTTTTTGCTGATAAAATATTATTATATGCTTGTGTTGCTGCAGGTGAAGTACTACTATCAATTGTAATTGTTACAACACCTTCTATCTTACCTTCAGAGTTAGCGTTACTTATAAATTCTTTTTCTAACGCATCAATTAGACCATCAAGTTTTTGTTTATTAGATATAACCACACTATCAAAAAACGAACTTGTTTGAGCTGAAGTTGTTTTTGATTGATATTCTGGTCTTTGTCCAATATAGTTATCATATAATGGAGTAAACGGTTGATTAAATTCTAATGGTATGTTATTAGCAAAATAAAAACCTACATTTTCAAAAGTCTTAAGTGTTGATTCAGGAGCACCACCAGTTCCCGTATCACTAGATAAATCAGGAGTTGTTTTAACCGTATTAATTGCAAACTCTAATTGTTCTTTTGATAGTTCTTTTGATGAAATTGCTTGTTGTATATCAAATAAATCGTTAGGTGATATTGTGTAATATTTTTTTGCAAGCTCATATAAATCATATTTTCTACATCCCGCAAAAAATGATTCTAAAATACTATCAACCCTAACCTTATTTGTTTCATTCGCTAAAACTTTATTAACAATAACATTTAAAACAGATGGATGGTCAACAACTATTTTCCAAGTTAAACTACCACTTCTACTAGTATTCTTGTAAGTATATATTGGCTCTGGTCTACCTATAAATTCATTAGGTTGCCAATTCGCCTGTACAGTTTCACTAAATGTTAATCCGTATGGTGGGAACCACATAACTCTACCTCCGTTTGGTCCTCTTTCACAAACAGGTAAATCTGCAACTGAAAATCCTGGAGTGTTTGAAGTCGCCCAAGCCAAGTTTTCAATTGAAAACATATATTTTTTAGCATAAGCGTTATTAAATGTTCCAATCAAATTGGTTGAGTCTTGTCCCCCCTCTTGTTTATTAGGGGCAATATTAAGATTATATGTTTTATCTAAAACTGAATATGAAAATCTTCTACCCTCAGTAACAATACCATCTGTTTTTTGTAGGTCATTATACTGAAGATATGGTATATCTTTGGCAAAAACTCTACAATATTCGGTTCCAACTTCTTGTCCAATAGCACCTGTATATTGTATAACCCTTGAACCTTTAGTTAATTCTTTGTAACCATCATGGAATACCTTACTAACTTGGTCTATCGCATTACCAACGTGTTGTAATCTTTTGCCCCCTTCAGGTTGGCTATTAATAATTCTTTGAGTGTCATCAAGGATTGAACCTTCTCTAAAGGTTCTTTCTGTAGATTCGGTTGTATTATATGAAGAAGGTTTAAAATCTTCATCTTGGTCTAATATAACCCCACCAACACCTACTTTCTTACCCGCATTTCCTTTGTATTTTGGAGACACCCAAGTGAATCCACCTTCAATACCACCACCATTACTATATGTTGGACCATTCGCGCCTAAACGAATTTCCTTACTTGGACCTTCATATAACTGTGCTAACTCATGTGGTCCATATACAGGTGATTGTTGTTCATTACCAAACGCATCAACAGGTAACGCTCTACTTGGTGAGAATACTCTTGACGGGTCAGAACTTATTGACCCAACATAAAAGTTAGAATTGTTTGTTTCGGTACCTACAATTGCTCCTCCTAATCTGTCAAGTAATGTTCTATCGTAATTTGGTTTGTACCTATTGTAGTTAATATTTTTCCACAATATAGATTTTTGACCAGCACCTGTATTATTGTAAAATATTTGTGAACCAGTCTTACCCGCACCTAAAAGTTTACTTGTTAAATTACCTAAAGCCGCAAGTGGATTTGCCAACAAAGCTTGTCCAATTGTCGTTGGTTGACCAGGATTAATGTTCGGGTCAAAGTATGAACCAGGTATTAATGAAAGAGGTAAGAATCCTCCACCTAATCTAAGTCCAAAGTCGGCTGCGGCTGTTATAGGATTAGCAGGAACGGTAATCTGATAATTAGGTTCAATTAACGGAACTCTACCTGTTAAAATATTAACAAGATTGGTACTACTATTAACATTTAAAAAGTTTGCACGACCAATAGTTTCTCTAATAATTGCTCTACCAATTCTTTCTTCAAATTCTCTTTTAAGTGTTCTTGCACCTAAACGAGCAATAAACGAATCTTGACTTAATAATCCATTACTACCTGTTGGGTTTGGGTTTAATAGAATTGATAATGGACTATACGATGAAGGATTAAAGGTTGTTGGGTAAGGTTGGTTATCATATAACTGTCTTACTCCACCAGGTATTGAACTTGATATTGTATCTGGTGTTGTAATATAAACTCCAGCGTCATACTGGTCTAACCCTCCATTACCAAAAGCATTAAGTGGTATCCAAGCAGGAGCAATAGCCCCAAATCCAATTTTTGACGCAATCTGTGCTTCATCAATTAAGTTAGCATCTTGTTGACCTGGACCGTATTCACCTTTATTTGATACAGTATTTAAGTTTCCACTAATATCAGGTACTAGTTGGTAACCTCCGTCGTTACCCCACTTATTAAGCGGATATTGTTTATCCGCATAAAAAGTTGTATCAATAAGACCATCAGGACTATCAACCACTGAAAAATCGGATTGAATTACTTCGTAAGTTGTTGGAGGCGTAACTTTAGTAGGGGACTTAGCATAAGGCACTAAATTCCTTGTAATTAGTTTTTTTCTAAAACCTTCTGTGCTTATATAATCTAATGGACTACCCATTTATAGTTTTATTAATAAATAGGTTGATGGTGTTTTTTTGTTAGACATTTATCTTCTTTCTAACTCTTTTGCTTTTTGATTGTAATATTCGTAAATCTTTTTTTTGAATTCATCTGATTCAAAATATGTTTTAAATTGTTGTTCGCTAACACCTGGAGGAGCGTCAACTTTAATTGTAATTGTACCCCCAAAATCAACTTGGGAACTAACTTGTTTTGTTTGTGAAACACTACCAGCATAATTGTTTGAAGAGGTCCCTTTACCCATTACAGCGTCTCTTGTTAAAGGCTTAGCCGTTGTTGGGGATTTTGTTTGTGTTGTTGGTATCATAGGTTTCTCAGATTTAGGTAATACCCTATCTCTAAAATACTTTTCAATGTCGCTACCACCTTTAACATTAGATGCAGTTTCTTTTAATATTTTTTGTATTGCTTTATATGATTCTTCACCCAAGTTTTCACCTTTTTTTAATAAACTATCTTCGATTGTTTTTACTTTATTAATAAATTCGGATGATGATATACCATTAGATTGAGCAGAGTTAAATAAATCTTTCATTTTATTTATAGCCTCAGTAACGCTTTCTCTAACTTCAGGTGTTTTTGGTATTGATTTTTGTGAAACATCAGCAAATTTTGTAACAATGTTTCTTAACCCTTCTATATTAGTACTAACATCTTTTGTAGAAACAGTACCAAATTTACCCGCATCAACCATTGCCTTCATGTCTCCAGCAATACTTTCTAACGCACTTAATTGACTTCGTTGAATATCTTCGACTGTTTTTGGTGCGTTTTTCTGTTGTTCAATTAATTCATCAAACTCTTCTTGGTTAAGATTTTGTAATTCTTTTTTAGTACCATCGGTTAATGTTACTTCATATTTACCACCTTCACCCATTTTAGCAATGTTTGCCAAATATTGTTTATCTTCTTCGTTTTTAAATTTAAGTCCAGCACCACTAACCTGAGACAATCTTTTATCTAAGTCTGCAGCGGCTAAAGCAGATTTACTTAATGAACCCGCAGCTAAACCAGCCTCTTCTTCCATTTGTCTAAGAGTTAAAACCCCTTGAGGATTTATCTTAAACGATTTAGTTTCTTCATCAAAATATGTAAACTCTTGTCCTAATCTTGCCAAACTATTTTGTAATCCTGTGGGGTCATTAATAGACTCATTCATTAATACAAATGGGTCAACTAAATTTCCTGCGGTTACACCTAATCTTTGGAATGCAGACGCCATGTTAATTGCATTTTCAGGGGTAAGCATTTTATCCGCAAAACTAAAAGTTTGTGCCATATCAAATCTCAACATAGATGCTTGGGCTGCCATTTTAGCTAATCCTGCAACACCTCCGTCAAATTGATATCTATTCATTTTTTCCATGTTATTGGAAACATCTTTCATTACTTGTGTTGCATTTAGTCCAACACTTTGAATATATTCTATTGACTCACTAAGGTTTGTTCCTATTTGAGACGTTTCATAACCAACATCTTTAAAATTATTAACTAATGTTTCAGACGAAGTACCTAATACTTTAGAGGCGGCATATAACTCACTAATAACTTTTTCATTTTCAATTACATTTCTATTTGAAGCCGCAGCGACACTAGTAATAGTATCAACAACATCATCTAAACTACCCCCTAATTTTTCAACACCTGCAGCAGAATCGGCAAAAGCCTTTTTCATCTCCTCAATTCTAGCCCTACCTAAACTAAAATTTTTATTAAGTTCATCTGCACCTGCAACCATTAATCCAACCGCTTCGGCAAGTGTTTGAATGGGCCTAAGAGCCTCTTCCGCCGCGGTTTTCATATCCTCTAAACCTTTTTTGTCTTTGTCTTCTGGCATAACAATATATTATAGTATCTATATAAATAGAAGAAGGACTAATTTTTTAGTCCTTCTTATGTTCTTCAATCCATTTATCAAGTAAATATTTTCTAACAAACACTGGCATCTGTTGAAAATCTTGGTATGTCACTTTCATTAAATCATTCAAATAGTAAAATTCATCTATTTGACTTTTCCTATAATCAGAAGAAAGGACGAAAAAAGTCCGCCCCAAACCCAACATTTACTGTTAGTTTTTCTCCTGACGGGGCTATTAACATTCTTGTCATATCCAATCTAGGTTCATTTAGATTCATAAAGTTTCTAATAAATTTAGAATCGGCGATTGGCATTGATTCAATAAATTTTGCAATAACGGCTTTGTCGGTTGAGCCGTCAACCTCAATAATTTCTTTTTGCATTCTCCAAGTAACTTTTGGAACTACCCTACCTTGGGGGTATGTTTCAGATAATCTTGCAATCTCCATGATTTCACCATAATTTAATGGTCTAATTTTAATTGTTGATTGAGATTTAGGTAAAAAAACAGTAAAGGTTCCGTCTTCATTTGGTTGTTGACCATTAATGATAGATAATTGGTCTAACATTACTGTTGTTTGAAATTGTTTTTTAGTTCCAGGGTCAGTTGCTGATATTGACATATCAGGCCCAAAAGCAGTATTTCTTAAAAAAATTAAGATAGCCTCAACATCTCCTTCAAGTAAATCTTCAACTCTAACATCTGGTTCATAGATTTTTGCTCGTAATAAATTTAGTGTTAAATCCTGACCTCCACCCATTAAAATATTTTCATCAGAAGCGGTTAGATAACCAATCTTAAGTGATTTCTTTTTGTTTTTATAAAAAATACCTTGTGATGGTAAAGGTACCACATCGTGTGGTAATGTAAAATTTTGTTGACCGTAGTCGTTTGATTGTGTGTCCATATAAAAAAATTAACCGTAAAGTTTATCGCTTTACGGTTAAATATAATTAGATTTTAAAATTTGTAAACAATATTAGTAAACTAACACACATCTGTCCATTCTTAAGGTTGCAGATATTGTCGCTAATCCATCTGTATTGTACGCTAACGAATCAAAGTTAACGTCAGTTAAGAATGTTCCATAAAGAATCCATTTCTCAACAACAACTCCTGTTGGGTCCAACATTTCAAGGTCGATGTCTTTTTTGTAACCCGCAGCATAACCCATACGACCCGTAACTGATTCTGCATGTAAACGAACCCACTCCATAAGAGCTTGAGCCGCTGACGGTCCAATAGGGTCACGGAATTTAACTGGAATTGTTTGCCAATTAAATCTACCTGCAACGTAAGTAGATGTGTTTAAAAACGGTATTTCTGTTGCAGCAATTGTAATGTGTGGTCTAGCCGTTGACTCTACAAACCATTCGTTAATACCCAAACTTGATGGAAACCTTAGAATAAAACGATTTTGACGTTTAGGTTCGTAAGGTATCGGCATTTTCATTAATAAATCAGCCATGTTATTTTATTTTTTTTTAATTTCTTTGTTGTTTATATCTATAAATATAGTCTTGTTAAAAAATTTTTCTCTTTACTTTTTTTTATGTGAGATTATTCTTTATTTATATTCCTTTTTAATGCCTCCAGCAGTAGAATAAGTCTTAACTATATTATCTGGTTTATCTTTAAAATGTTTACTCATTACTTCCACATTTCTTATATCATCATCTGAAAATCCTATACTAGGTTCCATTGGAATAAAGTTATTAGATATTTCATTTTTAATATATGCTTTCTTATTAAGTATTCCTGCCATTCCTTTTATGTAAGAAACAAAGTTTTCCATTGCCTTAACTTTTAATTCTTCAGGGTTAGCCGCACTTCCTTCTCCAAAAGTCACTGGATGATACTTATTGAGTTCTAAATATGATTTAATTAAATCATCTTCACTCATATCTTCCTCACCGACAAACGTCCTGTATTTTTTAAGATTCTTAATTAGTTGGTCTTTATCAATACCATTATACCCACTAACAATATAATTGTAAACCGCTTGTTTTAACGTTTCAGGATTGTGACCTCTTGCGGTAATTATTGAAAAAATTGAGCCGTTATTAATAGCTTCTCTAAAGTCACCAAATGCAGGACCTTCTTTAGCCCTCATTGCGTCAATTAAAAAATCTTTATCTCCTGCGGTTCTAAAATTTCTAAAAGGGTCTTCAGCAAATCCAACAATTGTATCGCCTTTATATTCAAAAGGGGTTTTACCTAAATCGTGTCTATGTTCAGCAAAATCGTCAGTACTCATACCGATTTCTTCACCGTCTTCAGTTTTTACTACAATTTTTGTTGGCATATGAACAATATTGTCATCCCAATCAAAAGCGTAATATTTCATGTCTGGAGTCCCTTCTCCTTTAAATCCTTCTTTAATTTGTCTTTTCATACTTTGGCAATTAAAGGGGATACCGAAGTACCCCCGTTAAATTTATTAGATATTTTCAAACGAAGCTCCTGTTGGAGTGATGAAGAACTCAATGTCGATGAATTCTAACGCCTTCGTTGGTTTTAAGTAGATTTTACCTACAAGTCTGTTAGCGTCTAAATCTTCAGGTGTTGAAGATACAGTTACACGGAAATCGTACAAACCTCTATCTCTTCTGATTGAATCTAATATAGGGTTAACACTATCCAAGAATTGTTGTCTAACTACTTGGTCATTTTGTTCAAACAATAATCTAATCGCTACTGCCGAAATTAACTTACGAGCTTGAAGTAATAATCGTCTTACATTCAATCTGTTAAGTGCGGTGTCCGCAACTTGTAATGTTTTATTACCCCAAATTACGGTTCCAACATCAGAGAAAGTTGCAATAGGGTTGATTCTACCTTGATACAACGTATCTCTATCTGTTTGTGTAAGTTTTTGTCTAGCTTTGATTGAATTAACAAGACCTCTTGTGTAACCCGCAGATGCGAACCAAGGGAATGAAATGTTATCTGTCAATGCTAAGTTTCTACAAACCTCACCAGTTGGTGGTAAATAAATTTGTGTATTATTTACTGTATCTCTTGTTAAAATCCAAGGATAGTAAGTTGCGGTATAATTAGAATCAATTCCTGTGTTATCCAAGTTATCAACTGCTTCTTGTGAGTAGATAATATCTTGAGGATTTGTTGAGTCAGGAGTAAACATGTTGTAGTCAGGAGTTGTTGCGATATAAACCGAGTCAGCTCTTGAGAATTGTACCATGTCAATCGCCTCTTCAACAAGGTTTGAATTGTTCACATAGTCGATACTTGAAGTTGCAAACACGTTAATGTTTGTTGCTTCAGGATTTGCGAATGTTAAAATACCAAGTAAATAAGCGTAATAGTCAGTATTTGCAAAATCTTGAGTATTGTTTTGTATAACAATTCTTTTAAATATACCTTCACCTGTTGCTGTTGGGTATCTTGAAGATGGAGATGCTCCTGCTAAGTAACCTGTAGCACCTATTTGGAATCTATCTTGGTTAGTTCTCCATTCTCTATAAATGTCCCATCCGTCAAATCCACCCGCAAAACATACGGTATATTTTCTTGAAAAGATGAAGTAGTACGGGTTTTCTTGAGTTTCAGGGTCTTCTCTAAATTCAGCAACACCACACTCAAATGCTGTTTCACCACTTGACATTGACGAGATTCCAATAGTAACAACGGTTGCTCCTGAGTCCATATGGAAACCTTTACTAATAACATTCCAACGTTGACCTTCAACCAAAGGATTTGAAATCCAATTTGAAGGATTTTGTTTACCTTTATATGTTAAGAAAGACTCATCAATACCAAATTGACTTGAGAATCCTAAATAACTTCTTCTAACAATATCACCTGCAGATTCAACTGGTGCTCCACCTGCGTTTGTACCAAAAGGAGGATTATAAATTACTTCTCCTGGGAAATAGTATTTTGTTTTATATTTCGGATACGGTGAAGGATAAACATTATAATCTAAATATTCTCTTTGAGTGTATCCATAGAATCCACAAGGTAATGCATCAATTGGTGCCTCATCAGCCATTTCCACCATTATTAATTTTGATACTAAAGCGAATTCACCATTTGAAGAACCTATTTTTTTAGCAACAAAGTTATTTGAACCTGGGTCCATATTACAATTTGTAAACTTTTCAATAACAACAGGGTTAGCATCAGTATCAAAGAAATTTCTAACTAATACGTCAAATGTCATATTATTATATGACAAGTTTGCAATTGAAACTTTAATCTCGGTGTTTGCAGAATCACCATCAGAAATTGAAATAAATTTAAATAAATTATAAACTTTATTACCTCTCAATTCTGAAACTAAAAATGGTGTTTCAGGTGATTGATATTGTTCTAAATTGTATGCGATTGAAGTTGATTGTTCACTTCTAGCTTCAGGTAATGCTATTAATCCACAAGCTAAACCACGAATATAACCTTCATTGTAAGCGTAGTTTAATGAAGCTTGGTAAGCCTCTTCAACATAAATTGGAACTTCAAATCTTGATTTACCAAAATTATCAACACCCAATACTTTAGTTATGTATTTTGCCGATGAAGCCAATAACGAAGTTTCAAATGTAAATGTTTCCTCATTTTTAGTTATACCTGATAATAAAAACGTTGCGTAAGGATATTTTGTAATACCTGAATATTGTCCTGTACACACTAATTGTAAATCTGTAAGACCGCTTACTTGGTAAACTGGTCCGTGATTTTCACTTGTACTACTGTTTTGAAATAAAGATATACCTCTTGAACGAATAGTACCTACAATCATGTTATTAAATTCTGTGTATGCAGTACCTGTAAATGTATATGAGTTACCAACAATAGTACCTGTAAATGAGTTAGAATCTCCTGAAACTAAGTTTGACACTGTATAGTAGAATGAATAACCAGTATAATTGTTTGTTGTTGAGTCATTGTTTTCAAACTCAAAATTTGCATAATACCAAGAATCGTTAGCCCCTTCAGTTAACTCATTTTGAGTAAAATTATTTTCACAACCATAAGGATTATAATCATTTGAATATGTACTAACTAACGTTTGATAATCTGTTTCAGGAATTGCACCATATATAACCGCAGTAGTTGCAGATGTTGATGGTAAATCCATGATTGAATCTAAAAAATTATTAAAATCGTCTTGTAATGTTGATGTTGTACCGTCTTGTAGTCTATATTGTACGTTTAAATTTGTACTAACTTCAACAGGTAACGACCCTGATATAAATTCAATTGTATTTCCTGTTGAGGAACCTGTAAAAGTTGCAGTAAATGGAACACCAACAGATGGGTTTCCAATAGTCGTTGGGTCTACATTAGCTGTAACACTAAGAGACCATGAAGGACCCGCATCATAACCTGATAATCCCAAAACTCTGGTAACAAACAATTGGTTTGATTGTTGTAAATATGATTTGGCGATATATGCCGCCTCATATTTTGGTATTTGAGTATTAAAAAACTTAACGGGTTGTGTTCCCCCGAAATAAGCTTGGAACTCATCATAGTTAGTTATGAATACTGGTTCAAATGCTGGACCTTTTATAGTTTCTCCAACAAGACCTAAAGTCGTTACACCCACACTTTGGGCTACGAATGATAAGTCGGTTTCAGATGTGTAAACGCCTGGTGATACGAATACTTTTTGATTTGCTTGTGCTGTTGCCATTATTAAATTATTCTGTTACAGATTTATTTTATAGATAAATATTCATTATTATATGAAAAAACTTTACTTTTGGGTAAGTATTTATAAACGGTAGGAATTAATTCTGCCTTTTTTCTCACCATGAAAACAAAGAAAGAAATCAAAAACATAAAAATATCCCCTGAATCACACAATATACTAAAAAAGTACTGTGATAAGAGGGGAATTAAGATTTATAAGTTTTTAGAAAATTTAATAATTGAAAAATGTAAAGAAAAAAAAGATATATACGGAGAGGATTAAACTAACTTACTATTAAAAGTAATTTTAGATTCCTGAGTATTATCAATTTTTGTAACCTCAATTCTTAAAATATCATTAGTCGTGATTTGAATTACTGAAACATCACTACCATAATAATCATCATTAATGTAGACATCGTATGTATTAACATTATCTGTTCCCACAAGAGACATGTCCGCACTAAAGTCAATCATGTCAATTAATGTTGTATTACCTGAAACAAATAAAAAATTAGATTCAAATTCATTTGGGTTTTCAGGATATTTGTTTCTTCTTGGTCTTCTTGTTGTTGTGTCTAATTCAATTAATTGAGTTATTCTTTGAATAGCGGGTTTAATTTCAAACTCATCCTCATCGATTAGATATCCCAACATTGTAAAATCATAATTCTGAATATAGTATTTTCTTGCATCCATTGTCATTTGAGATTCGTCTGAAACATTATCTAAAATAATTGGAACATATTGACCCTTAATAAATGTATATGCCTGTCTTGATGAAAATGTTTGCATAACAACTTTATTAAGTTGATTAAGCTCTCTCATTCTGTTACAAATAATTTTAACACTATATTTGATATCAACAGGAACAGGTTGTGGAATTGTATAAATGTCCATACCTTGTTCATTACCATTCCAAGTTGGGACGGAGGCGTAATAAAATTGTTTTCTATTTGGAATTGTATATTGAAGTGATGGGTTTGTACCATACTTAACTTCAGGTTGTCTAACAACCGTAATAAATGGTGGTGACGGATTATAATCCAAATCCACAAACTTCCAAGTTTCTAAATATTGTGACCAGTTTTGCGTTGTAATAATAATATCCAACATAGGTACAATTTTTCCTGCAGTAACAACTTCAAGTTCTGTTTTAACAAAATCCAACATACCCCTATCCAAATCAGCGTGTAATACCGACTTAGGTAAATAAGTTCCGTCCTCTTTAATATACTCTAAAAGTTGTTCTCTTCTTTCAGATAAAACTTTTCTTGGTACTAAAGGTAAGGTTGGTTTAACTATAGTTTTAGGTAATGGCATTATTTTATTTTACAACAAATAGTTTATCTTTTGCGTTTATCATATCAACTTCTTGTGCATAATAAACAGGCTCTTCTGTATCCTTAAATACAAATGTATCGTGTTTGTATGGGTTATATGTTA